TGTGGGTCAAAGCTATCGACGCATGCAGAAACAGCAAGGACATTGTTGACCTTGCACGAACTATCGAACGTGAACTACGAGAGGAGGCAGATGCCAATGAAGAAACTGATAAGCCTTATGGTCGAGCTACGAAAGGGGATAAACCTACGAGTGGAGATGATGGTCGAGCCCCATCAGAGGAGAAAGGCGATGGGTCTGCTGATGAGGGGTCTGACGGAGATGGGAGCGAAAGCGACAACCCTTCGAGTGGTGGAGAGAAAAGCGAGCCAGACGACGGACACAAACACGGCAACGAATATGGAGGCGGAGAACGTGGTGATGCTACCACGGAGACGAAACCCGAAGAGTCCGAAGACGTAGAAGTCTACGAACAATTCGACGTCAGGCAATGCGTGGTCAAGGAACTACGCAAGACAACCGAGTTGCTTGAGGGGGGTCGTGGTTCGTATCGTCCGTTGTCCACTGCCAGTGACAAGTGGCATCACAGACTTGACGACCCAAGCAAGTACGGCTCACGTCAGACGCTTGGCAGATGGATGGCAAAGGGTACGGCAGACGAGTATGACAAGCAAGTTGCTGGCATGGCTGGCGACGTCAATGTTATGCGACGAAAGCTTGAACGTGCATTGCTTGCTCGTGAGAACCGAGATTGGGATTATGCCAAGGAGCAAGGTCGTCTCGATAGCAGACGTTTTGTTGGTGCGTACAACAGCAAGCCCAACGTGTTCAAGTTGCGTACCGAGAGACAAGACTTGGATACTGCCGTCACGTTCTTGATTGACCTATCGGGTTCGATGGCAAGCCACAGAGCCTATGTTGCTATGCAGTGTACGATTGCCATGATTGAAGCGATTGACCGAACATCTATCAAGTACGAGGTGTTGGGTTTCAACAATCGAACTAGCCACAATCGTGGTACTCGTCACTCTATCAGAGCCGAAAGCACTGGCAGTTTCAGCAGATACGAGCCCTTGGACATGTACATCTTCAAGGCATTTGAAGAACGTCTGTACGAGGCAAAGGGTTCGATTGGTACTATTGCGGACATGGCGGGTGGCAACAATTCAGACGGCGAGGCAATCCTGTATGCGAGAGACAGACTCAAGCCAAGGAGTGAGCGTCGCAAGATTATGTTCGTCTTGTCAGACGGCATGCCTTGTGCGAGTGGTGACAGCCATGCTCTCGACCAACATTGCCGAGATGCCGTCAATCAGTTGGTTGCCGAAGACATCGAGTGTCTTGGCATCGGTATTCAGACAGACAGTGTGAAGAGATACTATCCGAAGTACACAGTTGTGGATTCGGTGGAGACGCTTGCACATGCTGGCATGGATAACCTTGCACGTATCCTATTGGGAGAGAGGTTTGTTGTTGACAATTCTCTATTGCTCAATGCGTCGAGGTAAACGGAAACGTACCACTGTGGTGCGTACGGAATGGTTCAGCCTCTTTCCGAAACGTGGTTGGCATACCAAGTTTTGGTTGGAGGTTGCCCATAGAGTTGTTGACCAACGTGTAAGGTCGACGAATTACAATGCAATCAAACAAATATGTATGGAGGTGGACTATGAGTTCAAACATAAAGAAAACAATCGTTGATAAAAAGCTAGCCGACTATGGCTTGCAAGAAGAAAAGCCATTGGTCATTGAGGATGATATCGCAACCTTTGTCGGTGGCAAACCAAAGAAGAAGTCTACACGCAAGACCAAAGTGGTTCCAAGACAAGCCACGAGCAAGTCAGCATGGGAGACTGCGAACCCAGTTGCGAAGACGCCGTCTGCGTATTCAAAGCCAGTGGTTCAGCACACACTTCTCGAAATGAGAAAAGCACCCAAGGTCGACAAGGGCAAAGCGTTCTATGACCCACATGATTGGCGAGAGATTATCGCTACCATGTCTCGTTACTTTGCAGACGTAGCCGAAGGAGGTGGGTTCATCTACAAGGGTTCGCAAGCACCGAACCTTGTGAGGCAGAAGATTGCCAACATGCTAGCCAAAGACTTCTTCTACCTAGACGAAGAGACTGGCGAGTATTGTGACATCTCTTTCAAAGTGGGGGCAAAGCATGAGTAAGATAGCCAACAGTGTGATGCCCGAAGTGGATAGCTTATTGTACACATGCTTGAACGATTACGGCATGACCAACGAGCAAGCGTTGAAACATATCGAAAACAAGAAAGGTTCTCTGCATCGTGCAGTTGCAGAGGACTTGCTCAAGAAGTGGGAGGAGGAAGACAATGAAACTGATTGAGACAATCATGGAGTTGTACTCAGCCATGAGTACAGACGAGAAACGTGAACTGATTACTGCAATCGGTAAACGTGTGGTGGATGACGGAGTGCTGACCGAATCCGAGATGGATTCAATGGTCGGTGGCTCTACGTCCAAGCCAAAGAAGAAAGGTCGAGGTAGCTTTCGTCCGTATTGGATTAAGGCAGTTGATAGTATTGACGCAAGCAAGAAAGGTATCTTTTCCGTCGTGGGCGGTTGGGTCAATGACGTCGAGAAAGACCTTGGCACTGGTGCTTTGTGCATGATTGGATGCAAGAACCCAAAGTATTACTATCTATGCGAACGTAAAGATGGTTCGAGCGTAGACATAACATTGGGTTCTGACACGAAGACAATCGAGGGTGTATCCCTCATTGTGGATTCGGCAGTGTACGGAGACGTACACGCCGAAGTAACTAAACGTCTAACATAGGAGGATTACATGACAAAAGTTACATACATGACTAAAGACGACATCGTGCGTCTCAACAACAAAGCCGTGAGGCTGAAGAAAAACCGCTCTATATACGAGAAAGGTTACAAGATGCTGAAAGATGGGGTCAAGTACCCCATCGGCATGCACTTCATCCACAACGATACCGAGATACGTGCGCAAGTATCGTATGGAGATGCTAGCTTTTGGCTAGACATGGACGTGGAAGACTTCAACAAATTGCCAACGGCAGAGCTTCCAGCAGATGCGTAAGAAGAAAAACGTATGCACATTCTGTAAAGGTAAGGGCGTGATAAAAGAATATCACGTGAACAATCATTTCAAGCAAGCCTTGAAACAGACTTGGCATGAGATAATCAAATGCCCTTACTGTAAGTGGTTCAAGAAGTGACCACACTTATTCCCTTGTATAATCTGTTATACTATATTATAGTGTGAGGGTTATACAAGGGAGTACAACATGACACTTAACTTAACTTTACGCAAAGACGTATGGCAGATAACTGGCACTGTCATACAAGACGGAAGACCCATCCGAATACGGAAATCCACGGGCCTCCACAAGAGCCAGAAATCCAAAGCCAAAGACGAACTCACAAAAACTTACGCAGCAGTCGCAGCGGGAGGGGTCAAGACGAAATCAAGACGACTCGCAGCTGACGCAGCGGATGCGTTCCTGGGACGACCAAACTCTCCTGGGACTACCGACCAAACAATCATGCGACTTTTTTCGTCTGCACTTGGGCATGTTCCATTGCATGCGTTGACGTTGGAGCAGATTATGCACCACGTCACGAGCCGTGGAAACAAGCCGAACACTGTGGCGAGAGAGTTGAACAGTATCAAAGCCATGCTATCGCATGCAGAAAGTATGGGGTGGGATGTACCAAACATAACTATTGTGCGTCCGAACGTGGACGATAGTCGCTTGCGTTGGCTAACCGAGAGCGAGCGAGACCACTTGATTGACTGTTGCGATAGCACAATCAAAGACGTCGTGACCTTTTTATTCTATACAGGAGCGAGGATTGGCGAGGCTTTCGCACTTCGTCCACAGGATATCCACAGGGGCTCGGCATTGTTCACCAGCAGAAAAGGCAAGACGAAACGAAAAAAGATTCGAGCTGTTCCGCTGGGGGCCAGAGTGTCTTCGATTCTGACAGTCGACGACGACGCCGATTTTGTTTTCACTCAGCCAGATGGAAGTCAGTGGGTAAGGGCTAAGTTTTACGATAGCTTTTACAATGCTTGTAATGTTGCTGGCATAAAAGATTTTACACCACATGACTGTAGACATACGTTCGCTAGTCATTTGGTGCAAAAGGGGGCATCTCTTCGAGCAGTTGCAGACTTGCTTGGACATTCGTCTCTAGCAATGGTGATGAGGTATTCGCATCTCGCACCGACACACTTAGAAACAACAATCAACTTACTTGAAGGAGAGTAACATGGCAGAAGAAACTAAACAGCCAGAGTTTGTGAAGGTCGCAGACGTTTGGATGGTCAAGAACGACGACACGTTCGTTGGTCTGGAGATGACGTTCACGCAAAATGTCTACAACAAAGACGGAGCGATGACAGTCATAGACTTTATGAAAAATTCTATACTGAATACACGATGGTTATTTGCAACGATTAACAGAGTAGAGGACAGAGATGCACCGACTAACGCACAACCAGAAAGTGATGGCAGTGAAAATCCTAAAGCACCTCCGCCAGTCGACGACACCAGTGAATCGGCAAAAGGAGATAGCTGAAGCCATAGGTGTTACACAACACAGTGTATCACGTTATCTTCACACGCTTATATACATTGGGTTCATTGAAAAAGATGGACGCAATTATATTGAGGGGCCAAAAGCCCCTCAATATTTAGAGCATTGGGCAGTATTGTTACTAGATTCTGCCTAAGTATTTAGCCAAAAGAAGAATACCAAACCCACCGATTGCGACGACTAGAAGTATAACGAAGAACCAAGTTGCTAACGCTTCGATTATTTCTCGTCGTCGTCTTATCCTAGCCTCTTCTTCTTCTTGCCTTCGTTTCCTAACCTCGACACGCATACGTATTAGTTCTTGCCATGCAGATGGGCCTCTAGTTGCGGTAATTATCTGTCGCAAGTTGTCTTCAAGGTCTTCGGCTTGCTTCTTGTTAATGAAAGTTTGTAACGCTTCTTCGTTTGCAGACTGAAAAGGTTTGTTCTTTTCATCGTTGTGTTCTTTTTTGACACTATCAATCGCATCGAACATCTTGCCGATGTCTTTAGCCAAAGACGAAATTTCTTTTCCAGCAGCCACGCCCGCTTTTATTCCGTTAAAAGCTGCGACTGCCATTGTAATTGGTTCCAACTCAACCTCCTTAACACCCTCTTATAAAATAGCTACGGGAGTAGGAAGTGTCGTCCTATAGTTCGTCTTCGTCAAATCGTACGTTGCCAGACATGACCTGTCTTTCCAGCTCTTCGTCTGACAAGCTGTCGACGTCGAACATGTACGATGTGTTATTTAGTTTTTCCTGGGAAATTTTTGGGACTGTTTTTGTTTTCGTCTGAGAAACGTTCTTCTCTGACGTACAGTCTTTCTCTGTGTGCAAGGAGGTCTCTAATACTTCCAATGTCCAGAAACTCGTAGTGCAATTCGTGCATGTTCTCTTGCGTCTTATGCTTCCGTCTTTGGAACGACTGTCTAATACTTTTGTAGAGCCCCCACATTCGTGGCAAATCAAGCTGTTCTCGTGCGCTTCTTCTTCTGCTTAAGCTTCTTGAAGTCTGCGCCTGTTATCTTGTCAAAGGGAGGAGCCATACCAGCAATCATCATTTGCTTTTTAGTTAAGCCCTTTCCTTTCTTCATTCCTTTTTTCATTCCCCTCATTTCTTCTTACCTTTCTTCCAGCTGATACGTGCTGGCCCTTTCTTCTTTCTGCTGGCAGACGTGCATTGAGCCTTCGTCGGTCTGCAAGCTGGGTAAGGCCTCTTGGATTTACCCTTTGCCGACTTACGACCACAAGGCTTTCCAGTCTTGCAGTCTATCCAACCTTTGCCTTTGTTTCGGCTGAACCATTTATGTAGACTTTCGCTTCGAGCCACTCTTATTACCCCAGTTCTTTGCACCTACACGTCTGCACTTGACCAACGCCCCACTTGCGTAAGCGCTAGGCCACTTTGTGTAGCGTGACTTAACCTTGTGGTAACAAGCGTCTTTCTTACCAGAAGTCTTACGCTTTTTTGACGTTGACTTTCTTGCCATTGTTACCTCTTGCTAACACGCAAGGACAATTTGCGTGTTTCATTTTACCTGTCTGCGTTTTGTTAGCGACAGACTTTACCTTCCTACCAATACTAGCCATAGTCTTTACCTACGTCTGAGGGAACGACCACGACCACCGAAGATAGGCTTTACTCCTGTAGTTGTTCTTCCGAACTGGCTAGGCATCATGGACATTGCACGATAAGGGTTGATGCTTCTGCCACCAACCTTCATCGTCTGCATCCCTGGCGTCTTGCCACGTGTTCCGAAGATTACACCTCGGTTTTTCTTAATCATTTATGCTCTCCTAATGGATTTTTTCTTCTTCATTGAGGAGCCTTTTTTTGATGCCATAGCTTTCTTCTTCGGCATAGGCTTTTTCATTGACTTTTTCATTCCACGCATTGCATACCTCCTTGCGGTTGTTAATATACTTGATGTCTTCTATCTTAAACTTTTCGTAGTAACTTGTCTTCCTCAACTTATCAGATGCTTGAACAAGTTTACTCAATGATTGCACTAAAATTAGTGCGTAGTCGTCCTCAACAAGACCATCGAACTCAGGAATGTTGGGGTTGTGTTCGGCGTCTGGGTGAAAACCCATAAGCCAAATACCGAAATGGTTTTTATTTTGTTCGTCTAGCCACGCCTCGAACTCCTGTTGAGTCAGGTCTTCCCAGCCTGTCCACGCTACGACATGTACAGTTTCGTCTGTTGGTAACAGCTCGTGGCTTTTGATGTTGATTACTGGAGCTAGATGGTCTGTGACATGTACGACAACGTGTCCATCCATCCAAGCTTTTCTTGCGAAAGGACATGGTGGCATGTCTGCAAATAGTGGTGTTGGTTTTTCCAAGACTTCGTTTGACCACGCTTGTATCTCAGCTGCAATCAAACTTGAGTATTCTTCCCAGTCGTCTGCCATTAGCATTTCCAACGACGTCTGGCTGCGCAAATTCTTTTCTTTGGTGTCTTCTTACAGTTGATATTGTGCATTTTCATCTGACCAGCAGACCTTGCGCAGTATGATTTCTTACGCTTACCGCCTTGTGGTTGTGGAGCTTTCAGGTTAGAGCCCGTAGCTCTGTTGTATTTACGTCTGCCCTTTGCGGTGAGGCCCGCCCCTTTGGAGGCGGGTCTCTTTTCGCCTCTTCCTACTGATAAACTAACGTTTTTCTTTTTACGTGCCATGACTTTACCAATCTCTGTTTATACAAAGACTACAGAAAGAAACGGTGTAAGTCGTCCTATCTGTTGTTAAATTTGACTGAACCTGTTTCTCTCAGGTAGCTGCAATAAAATTTTAGGAAGTCGTCTAGCCTTATAAGACACAGGCTTTCGCCTGTCTTCATTCTATTTTTTCTGTTAATTACTATAGGAACCTCTGGCGCATTTGTTTTTCCTATGTTACGTTCCGCTTGTCTCAGGGCTTCGTGGAAGTTCAGACGTTCAACACGTTTAGCTTCTATGAATATCCCTGGGACACCAAGAACGTCTGCACCACCCGACATGTCTACGTAACCACCACCAGATAATGGGGCTCTATGTGCTGTCTTTAGTCCTGTTTCTTGATTAATGTATTTGGCTAACTCTCTTTCGTAGTCATCGCCCTTTTTCTTTTGTTTACTCAATCTTCGTACCCCAAATCTTTACGACAAGACTTACAAAAAAACCAATTCTTGGGTCGCTCTGTCGTATCTCTACATTTCATGCACGGCCTAGTCCACGTTTTTCCTTGGAAGTCACGGCGAACCTGATACTTGGCCCCATCGAACTCTTGCAAGCCTTCCCTCACAAGTATTCTTTTCAAGGTATCGACACAACAATTAAGGTGTTGTGCCATGTCAGAGTAAGTTTTAATTCTATGGTTTTGACGAAGCCAAGATAAGTCCGAGTCCGAGACTCGAATGTTTCTTGGCATATATCACTGCTCCTTTTTCCATGTATAGTATAACATTTAATACTAATAAAAAATATTTACAAGAAATTTTTTTCTAGGTGTTGATTTATCCAGTCAAAAGTGATACAACGACTAAACGTTTAGTCTTTAAAAGGCGTGGTTGTAAACCACGCCTTTTGACTTAAGGCGTTTTTAGCGAAGTGAAAGTCGTTGTATCATCCTTAATACATGAAAAAATTAACACTAAGACAAAAAGAAATCGAAGAGAAGTACAACTCTTGGAAAGACAACCGAGACTCAGAGATTGAAAGACAGCGTGAAGAAAATAGGAAGCGCCATCCAGAGGTCGCCAAGATAGTTGACGAAATCAGAAAGCACTTCCCTGATGCAAAAGTTACTTCGATAACTCCAACCAAAGACGAACCAAAGTAAGGGGCTTGCCTAGCTTGTCAGCTATATGCTCGGCGTCTAGTCCGTTCAGAGCCATCTCTTTTGCTTTTTGTTTTGTAGATTTGCTAGCGACGATACGCTTCTCGCCAGTAATATCGTTTGCAGAAAACCCTAGCCACTGAACTCTATCGTGTAGGTCTGTCCACTCACGAACCTTTCCGTATCGAACCTCCATCACCATGTACAGACGAAAGTTCTCAGGCAAACTTCCTTGCAGCAAGGGCCAAACAGGTTGGTCGTAGTTGCCATCATACAACGCAGCATTTTGTTTCGCTGTATCTTCGTCTTGGAATACTTGTGCTACACGTATCTGTGTTTCCAAAGTGGTCAGCTGATTCGTTGAGCCAGCTTCTCTTCCGATACCGCTGTCACTTGGTTTGTTGCTGTGATGTATAAGTATCACGGACAAGCCAGAGTTTCTGAGCTTGACTGCGAGCTGGTTTACCTTTGACCATTCGTCTGAACTGTTCTCTTGTAGCCCTGGGTAAGCTGTTCGCAGTGTATCAATGACGACAACGTCTGGGTCAGAAAACTCAATCCAACCTTGCAGTTCCTGTAAACCATCTCTGTTGTGCAGATTGATTTCTTTCTTATCAATAAACGGAGTCCAGATGTTGAGTCTGTCAGCTGTATCAGAGTGTATTGATTTCAAGTCAATCAATCGTCTTGCGATGGTAGCCATGCCCATCTCGAAGTCCATGTACAAGACACGTGCTGGTTTGCCTATCTCGAAAGGGCCAAAGTATTTGTTGCCAGCAGCCAAAGCTCCCATTGCGTGTTGCACAAACAACGACTTGCCGTGACCACTGTATCCGAACACTTGCACAATCGTGTTGCTTGGAAGCCAAGGTTCTATCAGATACGTCTTTGCATCAGCTTCTTGTAACAGCTGGTCTGCATCCTTCATCTGTATAAGTCTGCGTGACCTAGCTTCGACTGGTTGGTTGGCATTTATGTACGGCTTATATATATAGTCACCCTTTTCATCAAATCTTTCAGGATGATTACGTCGCTCTGATTGTTCCATAGACAGAACAGTTGCCTCGAACTCACGTTCTGATAGGGGCTCTTCAAAAAACTCATTCATAAATGCAAAGCCACGAAGACGTAAATCGTGACCCCAGAACCCTTCCAATATGGACTCAGATATGTACCGCATCACACGTTCGTTGCGTCCGTTGCCAAGACCAGACGGAATCTTCAGTGAGTTTGGAAAAGACTCACGGACATATTTGGCAGTCCTATCCCACTCAGATATAAATTCGTCTGGGTCTAACGGCATGACAGACGACAAGTCTAGCTCTGAGAACTCAAAGTCTTTGCCGTCCATAGATGGTAAGACTGGTTTCCAATCCTTCCAAGTTGGAAGGTCGTCCCAGTCCAAACCCATACCTATTTCCCAACTGTAGTTTTTACTTGGAGGTAACAACGCATAAGAGCCGTCGCCTCTAAAGTCTAACCCATTTATGCGAGGCCAGTCGGAGCCCGTGCTGTTTACGCCAGCACGAGGCCCACGACGAACGCCGTCTTTGGGATGCTCGAAATATAAATGCACTCCTCTTTTCGTCTTGACTGTAAAAGCCGAGCGCATGCCTGTGTTTATTGCCTGTTTGTACGCTTCGTCATTGTCACAATCGACAACAACAACTCCACTTACCTCGCCTGTTATGATTGCAATGTCATAGTCAGGCCACTGTGACCACCATTGTTCTACTTCTTTTTCTGTTGGTGGCTCGTCTTGATATTGTCTCCACTTTATAGCGGGTCTTTTAGCGTCTGGTTTGATTGGTATTACAGACCAACCTCTCTCAAGATAATCCAGGGCTGCTGCCAGTTTTTCGTTCATGTTCGTCTTCCTCAAAGTAATCGTTAAAGTCAATGTCTGGAGCATGCTCCTTTATTTTCTCAAGAACTTGGCTACTTATATAGCGTCGTTTCATCCAGCCGTATGGGGCAGTACGAACCACGCCAGTTATCTTAGCCACCGAAGACGCCCCACCCAAGTCGGTGATGAGCTTCTCGATGTTAAGTCGCATTTTGTTCTCCTTTTGACTTGCATTAATGTATAATTTATACTACACCTATATTATTAATCAAGTCATCATTCATATAAATTGCTGATGACGCATTAAAATAGGAGGTCGTATGACTGATAGTTGGGACGTGTTTGATAAAACACGCAAAGATGTTGTCGCATCTAAAACGACACAGCGATTGGAAGAAATGTCTGCCGAGCTGTATAAACTAAACCTTGAGAAGATAACCCTCGAAGAAAAAATATCTGTGCTAGAGGGAGACATCTCCAGATTATTTCCAGAAGAGTCAGGCTCACAGTCCAAAGAACTTGGATTGTATGAAGTCATTGTTTCTCGTTCTGAGAGATGGTCTTGGGATAAGGACGCTTTGGAAAAACATTTTGAGCAGAAACCTCTGCCTCATTATGTGAAGCGTAATCTCAGCATAGATAAAAGGGCGTTTACAAAAATGCCTTTGGAAACACAAAACGAAATCAAGTATTGCCTAACACGCAATCTTGATAAACCGAAAGTGAGGGTAGTGAAACATGTTCAAGACGTTTAGTACAAAAGACATAATGCAAGACGGGCCTACAAAGGTTCTGCTTTATGCACATCATGGGTTTGGTAAGACCTATCAGTGTAGGTTCTATCAATCTCGATATGGAAAAGGACTCATCTTATCAGGTGAGGCTGGTCTGAAATCAATCGAAGACGTGGACATTGATTATGTTCCGTTCACTTCATGGGACAAGGGGCATGACCCTGAGAACGGCAAGTATAGCTTCCGTGGTATTATGAAGATGATTGCAGACCCAGAGTTTGCCAAGCAAGGTTATAAGTGGATAGCCATTGATAGTTTGACAGAGATGTCAGATAGGTTGATGGAGCATCTCGAAGCCGAGCATCAGGGAGATAACAACAACTTCAAACTATATGGTGACAATTCACGGATTATGATTGGAGCCTTGAAGTGGATACGTGACTTGCCTTTGCATGTCTACGTAACGTGTTTGGCGAAGGAGGAGAAGGACGCTAATGATGTAACTCATTATTGGCCTATGGTGAAAGGGGCTTCTGTTGCAAAACAAGTTCCAGCTTTGTTTGACCACGTCTTATGTGGTGTGAGACGGACAGAGACAAACGATAAAGGTTTGCCAAAGGTAAAGAGATATATCGTTACGGACGAAGTGAGTGGGTGGCATGGCAAGACCAGAGACCCAAAGGGTGTACTGAAACCATTTGAACAAGTGGATGATGTCACTGAATTATTAACAAGAATGGCTACAGCCGAGGAGAAATAGTATGAGTGATTGGAACTTTACTAATCTTGACTTGTCTTCTGTCGAAGAAGGGTCAGGAAGCACACGCCTACAACAAGGTGTGTATACAGTGGAATGTAAGAACGCATCCATTGAACCCGTTGGTGCTACCAACAATCGTAAATTGGTTCTTGACTTCGATGATGTCGATGGTCAAGGTGATATAAGGGTGAACTTGAACATCAAGCACACCAGCAGTCAGGCACAAGAGATTGCCCTCAGACAGTTGAAATCATTTCTCGTCTGTGCTGGACACTCAACACCTGACAAGCCTGGGGATGTTGCGTCTCTGAAAGGATTGCAATGTAAAATCAGAGTCGGTTTAGGGAAACCTTGGACTGGTGACGATGGGGTGCAAAGACAGAGTTCAGAGGTCAAGTCGTTTATGCCTACTAAGGCA